TTCACCGGCAATACGCGCTTGATTACTTCGGTTTCTTTTGGTACTAGATCGGCCATACAAGCCCCCTTCTTTTATTATTTAATCTTCAACCGTGCATTCGCACGCATCGCACACCGAAACGATTTCTTCGCGTGTATCGTGGCCGAATACTGGTTCAAAAACATCAACTTCGATTGCTTCGGTATGCGTATCTTCGTGTTCACACGAATCACTTTCACCGGTTTTGATGCATTCGATTACGCCGGCATATCGATGGCCGTGCTTATGAATGAAAGCTTTGTGGCCGGTGTGGCCTTCAAACGGACAATCAATTAATTCGCGGCAATGCTTATCTTGCCACGCTTCACGCTGTTCACGAAGCAATGCCGTTTGCATACGATATAACTTGGCCAAGCGGCTTTCCGGATCGATCGGCGTAAACTTCACGATGCCGGCTTTTGGCGCGCCACGTTCCATATCGATCATATGGCGTACTTCTTCAAGCGTAAGTTTTTTTGATTGTGTTTGCATATCGTCTTTCATCCTTTCATTGATGATATTTCAATAATACCGCAAGTGCTTTGCAATTGTCAATACTTTTCTATACTTTTTTATACAAAGAAAAAGCCGATCCGTGTAATTGATGCTTGTTCGACTTATGGCACGATGCTTTTACAAAAGTTCGGCGCGGCGTATATCACATCCGGATCGACTGAATCAATGTTTGTTTTCTTGATTCTGTAAACATTATAGCAAAAATTGGCCATATTGTCAATACTTTTTTATAGTTTTCTATGCTTTTAATAAAACGACCTCATATAAAGCCCTGTAACGGCCGAAAATAAAAAAGATGGATCAATACCCATCTTTACCCACAAATTACCACAAAAACCGGCGATTGTGGCCGGTTTTCGTGCTTCGAACCGCACCACACGCGGTTCATTGTATTACGATTGTGGTTTATCGCGCAATACGGCATTGTACGTAACAACTGCGATCAAAAATATGCCGGCTACGGCCGCGGCATAATCAAGCGGCTGTTGCAATAGCGTTTGGCATCCGGCAACAACATCTTGGCACTTCTGCCAAACTGCAACGACCGTGGCCAATACGGAAACACCAAAAGCGGTTAAGCGCGGGTATTTCTCAAACTGCACCGGAATGAAATTTGATTTCAAGAATTGTACGGCCAATGTGGTTGTTACACCACCAACCAAAATTACTTGTAAAAATTCAATAACTTGCATCGTAATCCTTTCTAAACATTAATTTTGAAAAAGGCCAATATCGCCTTGATGGCCTTCACCAACCAATTTACGTTTTCTTCGATCGTTGGTTGCTCTGGTGATGGTTCAACCGGCGTGCCATCCGATACAGGCTTCATATCAAGATCATCGATTCGGATGCCCTGCCCAAGCTGCTTACCGGTGCTGTATTCGGTTATAGCGTATTTATGGCCGTGCCATTCGGTTGTTGATGCAACTGCAATTTCTGTGCCGCGTGGTATCACCTTGATTGTTTTGCCATCATTGAAATCAACAAGATCGGTATCGGCGCGTGCGTACATCTTCACATCTTCAATATCTTTCCAGTTTTTCAACCATTCCGGCTTTTCATTTACAGGCGGTTCGGCCGGTACGCCAACATCCGCTTGCTTGATACCATTCGGCATTGCGTTTTCTGCTGAATAGCTTGAAATCAAATACACAACGCCGTTCACGGTTGTTTTCTTCGTAAAGTCGATCCAAGTGCCTTGCCCAAGCTGCTTGATAACGGAAAGATCGTTCAAATTAACGATCGGTGTTTGTGCCGGCAATACCATTAATTTAACAGGTGTAATATCAACCAAATTGCGTTGCCATTCCGGCGTTACCGGTACAGGCGGTTGCGGTGCTACGTACTGTGTAAGATCGGTTTGATTGAATCCGTTGGTGATCTTGTTATTGAAGCTGTATTCAGTAACTAGATATACCGAACCCAATGTTTTATTGGTTGCCTTGCCAAATATAGTGATCCGATCGCCTTTGTTAAAATCTTTCACACCATTGCCAAATCCGCCCCAAGCGGTTTGATTGAAGTTCCAAAGCTTCGTTGGTTGCTTGTTGGCAACATATTCAACCGGCTTCGAAAGTTTTTCCCAAACGATATTTGCACCGCCTGATGCCGGCGGTTTCGGCTGTGCCGGCGTTTGATACTTCGATACCCAAATTTCTTTTGCGCGGCGCATAACATCCGCCCATTCGATCGGATTACAGGCGGTTGATGGATTCCAAAACTTATGCGGCCGCCATACCTTATCGTGCATTGAAACATCGGCGATGCGTTCACATAAAGTTTCGAATATACGATTTGCCTTCGCCTTATCACCGCCGGCGCGCCAACGGTAAATGATTTGCGGATCGGTTTCGATTGAATAAGTATATGGATTGGCATTGCCTGTACACCAAGAAGTATCTTCGCGGCGAACAAGAGGTTGAACAACCCCATCGCCAACAACATCGTGCGCCGATGCTTGCCGCGCCGGATTCATTAAAGTTGCTACAACGCCGGAAAACGAAGGAAATCTTGATGGATCATCCCACCAATGCCCTGCGCCTTCGCTTCTGCTTGCCGGCCGGCCATATATGGCTTGTGTTTGCCCTGCCGGCGTATAATTCGGTGATTGTCTGAACGGTAACAATTGATAGCTCATATCGCCTTGCCTTTCTTGCTATGTTTTAATAATAGCACTTTATTGCGCTTCCTGCCGGCATCCAACTTTGATGCCAAGAAAATTAATTGTGCAACGTTCTTGTAATACAACCGGCGGCGATTGGTTGTTGTTCGTGGTATTGTTTGTTTCGTTATTCGTGGTGCTGCGATCGATGTTGGTATTTGTTTGATTTGGTGTGTTTATTTGGCTGTTAATATCATTGCCACCGGTTGTACTTTGCCCACTTTGCGCGTTGATCTCTGCCGCTTCTTGATCAATCTTTTCGCGCGTTTCCTTCGGTACTATTGAAAAGTTTTGCGTGTAATACTTGTATTCTTCGTGCCGAATTCCGAATGGTGTTTGAATATCATATACGTTGGTAAATTGGATCACGCAATTTGATCCAACCGGAATATCTTTTGGCAACGTGCCGATGCGCACGGTTTCGCCTTCAAGCTTGCGCGGTGTGCGTTGAATAAAAGCCGCCGTTGTTTGCGGATGCCGGCGGTTCGATCAATCCCTTGTAATTCTTGCAATACACTTCGCGTAAAATTCGAACTTCGCCGGTGTAATATGTTTCACCGAAGAATATGCCGCCGATCTCTTGGCCTTGATAATATGATGCTTTATCGGTTGCGATTGGCACTTTAATATCGGCCAACTTCACCGGCATCACATAAAACAGGATCAAGAATACAAGCGCAATAGTGCCGATGGCCATAAACGTGAATGTGATAATATCAAATGCGGCTTTTTTGTTTGGTGTAAGTTTATTTCGTCTGAACATTGTGCAACCTTGTCTTTGCTATATTTTGCCTTCGCGCGGCCGCTTCAAGTGCTTCAAAATGTTCACTAACATCGAATTTTTTTCGAAAATAAATTCGCGCGCCACCGCTAATTAATATTATACCGATTATGATTAAAGCCGCCATATTAATTAACTCCGCGATCATCTTGTGTTTCCCTTCGTGCCAAGAGTACACCATTAACGCGTTCCAAGATATGCGAATTCTTACCAATTGCTTCGATTGAATCATTTATGGCATCGGTACTTTTATCAATTGATTGTACCGCCTTGTTGGCGATCTCTTTCAAATCGGCTTTATGCTCTTTGGATGTTTGGTAATCGCGCCAAATAAAGTAAACGGCGATTGCGACCGGAAAGCCTAAATTTTGAACTAAAGCACCCAAATCCATATCGCCAATCCTTTTTATTTAATCGTGGCCAAGCACAACAATTTCACTTCCTGATGCATAACTTCCTGATCCCGAAACCTGAACGACATCAACGCGCGTAATCTGTGTACCTGTACTTGCCCATTTACCCATCGTTAAGCGAACCCCCGGCGCGTTGGCCGCACCTGTTGATGCGTTATCGATTCCGGTTGCCACCATAAGTTTTTCCCTGCTTGATTCATTGATAATATCAACAATCGCAAAAGAAGGTGTTGCCGGCAAGCTGCTTACTGTTAATTGCGGTTCTGAACCCGATGATACTGCCGCACCAAAGTTTATCGCATATTGGCGCGCATAGTTGTTTCCGCTATCGTTATTAACGCGGAATTGAATACCGTTGCTTCCGCCTGTTGGTATTGTTCTAATCAATAGTCGTAAATATTTGCGCGCTGCGAATCCACTTGCCGTAATTGTCGTACCACTTGAAGCAAGCGTTGTGCGCGCTAATTCTTCCCACCATATACCGCCATTATCACCGCCGCCGGTTGCCGCCCAATCAAGATGCTTGCTTTTTATAATATCATTATCAAAGTTTGTGCCGTCTTTGAAACCGGCATCGTTTGTGCCAAGTTGATTCCACTTGGCCGCTGTTGGCTGTTCGCCAAATACTACACTCCACGCCGTATATGCCATTACGCTATCTCCTCAAAGGCGAACCCATCCACAACGGTTCGGCCATTTTTTATTTCTACCACTGTTGGATTTTTCTGTATGCGCTTGAAAATTGATTCCAACCCCTGCTTGCTTGGCGGTTGCCCATCAAACTTCAAATCGCCGGCTTCTTGCGCCGAAATGCGGCTATCATTACCACACCAACATTCACACCCAATTGCACCATCAAGCCGCTTTCGCGTTGATCGAAGCCAATGATTGCCGTTTTCATCTTCAACAGATTCGGCACGCGTAACAACATTGCCCATTTCATCACGGCCGGCATCATAAATAACGCCGATTTGGCGGCCTTTGCAACCGGCACGCACAATATATTCTTCGGTGCGCATCTTTTGTTGGCCTTTATTTTTGCCGGATTTCCAAACTTCCGGCACTCCATCATCATTCATAACGACCACTTCACGCGTGGCCGTCTGATCCTCTGATAAACAAAACACCTTTGCAATAATTTTACCGGTAAGAATGTTGGCCATAACCTTGCGCGATTGCGGATCGGCGTTTCTCAACATTTCTTCGATGGTTTTATTTGCTACGTTCATTGGTGTTATTACTCCTTATGGTTTATTGTACTACAAAAAGCGAATTTTTTTCTTCACGGTTTGGCGATCCTCTTTCAGTTCATCCGGTAATCGATTGCCGCATCGTTTGCAAGCGGTGTTCGTATCTGAATAAAGGCCGCAATATTGGCAATTGTGGCATTGTGGGCAAATTATTTCGAACTGCTTGAAATCGTACGGACACCACATACAATTTTTGGTTGCGTACACCTTATCCATTATCGGCGGCATATGCGCCATCGAAGCATCTTCAACGCCCATACCCTCTTGCCGCATACGCTTGTAAATCGATGGCATCGATACTTTGCGCGGTTTTATACTATTCCGATTGTAGTGAACAACGCGTCTATCTTCCATAGCTTTATCGCCCCTGTTATTGATTGAAATGCCAAACTATCATCGAACCCAATATATACCATTGTATAACCATTATCCGGTGTGCTTGAATCTGAAAATATGCCACGATATGCAATATCATCTTTCTTCAAAAGGCCGGAAAGATCGATTCGCTTATCGATCATACGGTTGCCATCGGCCGTAATATTCACATCAAATGTTTTCAACCGATCAATTAATGCCGGAAAGAATACCGGATTTACCGGCGCATCGATAATGCCAATCTTTTTCAATACACGATCGGCGGCCGCAACCGATGTATCAAATTGCATAATCAAATGAACGTACAGATTTTCGATCGTTATGGCGTTATCCGGCGGCACAAGATAAAAGATTATGCCGTTGCCGCATATAAATCCGTAATCGCCACCAAAGCCGTTATCACCGCCAACAAATGTTGCGGTTTTAAGCGTGTATGTGTACGGTTGTTTCTTTGCTGATTGGCTCATATCTTTATATCGTAATTATGCTTGACTACTTCAAGCACCCTTTCATCTTGGTTTGCCAAATATCCGGAAAATGTAACGTAATTCGGATTACCCCAATAAATATGCACATAAATTCGTTGCTGCCAATCTGGATTTGCGCCGCCGCCTTGCAATACCGGTTGCGGTAACTTGCTTCCATCCACTTCAATCGTGAACGGCGGTGCATCATCAATGTATATTCCTTGCTGCTTTATTTCATCGGCCGTTAAATTGCCATCATCTGAAAATGCCAACCACCACGGTTGCAATACGCTATCGCTTGCCGGATTACAAAGGCCAACCGCGCCGGCGTTACCGTATATTTCAACGCCGATAAATTCCGGATTGTTAAGCAATAATGATTTGTTATACACCAAATGTTTCGGCACTTTGATTGGATATACGAAACGATCCGTACCAAGCAATGCCGGACATTCGCCGCCGCCGCTTCCGCCACAAAAACGGAATATGATGAAATCCGCAATATCAACTTGCGATCGCGGAAATGCGAAATCTTTACGCTTTGATTGGCTCATACCACCCCCATTTGCGCGCTGCACATAACATCAAAACGCTTCAAAACATCGCTTGCCGATACCCTGCTTCGGTTGAACTGCATAATCACCACAAAGCCATCGGCATTGAAATTGGCACTTCCGCGCTTCGGTATCAATGGAAATATGTTCACGCCATCAACCAAAAGTGTACCGCCACTTGATGCGATCGGCGTATCGCCGCCGGTGATTGCCCTGTGCATTGCTTTTATCTGATCATCTGTATATGAAGAAATCGCCGTGATGCCATCAGTATCGAACCGGCCGATGCCAATATAAACGTTTGTAGCGGCCGCCACGTTCATCAATAGATTCAAATGCGCTTCCGTTAATGTAGCGCGATCCGGCACGCTGCAACGTATCGCAATCAACGTTGATGATGATCGAATCAAGCCGGCATCGGTTGTGCCAACTGTGCCACCGGATGAATTGCGAAAAGTCGATGCCACAAAGGGTATCGATTGATCGCGTGTTTTTTTATTCGATTCACTCACGGCGCAATTACATCCGTTCCGCCAATAGTTGATATACCGATCGTGAAGTATGTTTGGAATGTGCGCTTCTTCACCGTTAATATCTGCGTGAATTGTACGCCATTTCCCGATAGCAAAAATTTGTTTACGATCTTCGATAAAACATACGTGCCGGCAAATCCATCGATCGAACAACCAACCGCATCGCCGATTTGCAACGCCGGATTGCCCTTCACTACCAATTCGGATATGCCGCCGTATTGCGACCAATCATCAAGAATAATTTTGGCCTTTGATGTTGCTTCGGTTTCGTCATTAATGAAATCATTTTCGATCGTCATTACACGTTCATCGTATTCGGCCACGCTTGCATCGTCTTGTTCACGCACGTAAATTTGCTTCACGATGCGCGCCGGCGTTGCCCATAATTCAAGCAAATTGATATACACCGCGAATGCGTTGGTGTTGCTGAACGTCATTTTGTACGATTTGGCGAACTGTGATGCGCTCACGGCTATATTGCTTGATACGATAGTGCCGGAATCAAGTGTTTCCGCGGTGCTTGCCGTAAATGAAGATGTGGTTGCCACAAGCACGTTTGCCGGTATATCAACATCGGTAACAGGATCATCGAAATCCGCCCAAATATCAACGCTTTGGCCGGCCGGCACAAGTACCGCTTGTTGCAATTCCCAATATTTTTGAAGTGCCTGAACCTCGCGCACATTGGCTTTAACTTCAACCACGTTGATAATATCATCTTGCGTTTTCGTTTTAATATCCAATACGTTTGATTTATCGAAGTTCCACACCGGTACGGATGAATAATCTTGGCGGTTTTTGAAGCGGATCACGCCGGCTTCATCCATATAGAAACGCCCCATTTCGGCTTCAATCAATTCTTTTACGGCATCGCCAAATTTCGTACCTTTTTCGAAGTAAACGAAGTTGATCAAATTATAACCAATATCGAAATCATATTGCGTTGGCAAAATGCCGGCCACATCCATTAATTCTTCAAGTGCTTCATCGGTTCGAACGTTTTGCAATATGATCGTTTCATCAAGCGGCCGATTGAACAGTGAATACATAAAATCGATTAAATGGAATGATGCGGTTTTTCCCTTTTCATCGATCGTTGGCATTTTATCGGTTAATCCAATGAATGCCGGCACGTTTTCATTGCCAAAGCCCAAATAAAGCTTTGTTGGCCGGTACGGCAATATGTATTGATCGATAATCGATCCGGCGTTTGGCGTAAAGTAATTATCCCAATTGGCCATCTTTATATCGGCCATTGCGATCGCAACCGAATTCACCGGTTCTTCTTGGCGCGTAATTTCGATGCTTTGAATGCGATACGAATAATCATCATATTGGTATTTATCCCATTCTTGAATTACATCGCCTTCGCCTTTGATAATATCCGTGCCGCCAATAGTTGAAACGCCGATCGTGAAGAAATCAACATCCGGCAAGTACGCCTTTGGAAAAGACATCAAGGCACGCCACGAAAGCGGCCGCATTTGGCCGTTCGCGCGTGTGTTGAATAACGTACTAACTGATTGCATATTGCTCTTTCAGTGTGATCGATACGCCTTCGATAACTTCACCGTTCAAGCGAATATTGCGATCACTGATATTAATTTTCATCGCGGCCGTGATGCCGTATTCCGGCAATTCGATCGTGTGATACGCTTCGTATTTATATTGATCGTTATAAATGGCGCGCACAATATCATAATCCGCGGCTTTCATCTTTTCCCATCCAACTTGCCAACCGCGGCGGTTGTTTACGAAATCCGTGTATAACGTGCCATCCAATGTGGTGTTATCGGTTTCATTTGGATCGATCATTTCCTTTAACGTGCTATAAAGCGGCAATTCGGTTGTGCCGCCGGTTAATCGATGTACGATGATCCGCATATCTTTACTAGCCATTTGTTGAACCTTGTACCTTTCCATCGGCGATTTGTGGCAATCCGCGCGATTGTAAATCTTCGTTTACTGCTGCAATTCCATCGGCCACAATATCGCGCCATTCCGAACGGCTGCGCGCTACGATTCCATTGAAATTCGGTTGAACAACAACCGGTGCTTGTGCGATCGCACCGCCATTGGCATCGTTTGCGTTTGATGCGTTTACCATAGCGGCCACGCTTGAATTCAATGGCGCAACACCGGCCGCGCTGATTGCGTTTATGTTGGCTTGCATTCCGTTATAGATGCCGCCAATCTTGTTTGCGCCCTTTTGAACTTGGCCAAGTGTGTGATTCACCCCATCCGTTACGCGCTGCGAAATCATTTCCGCGGTGCTAACTACCGCGCCGCCGGCACGATCCATTCCGTTACTGAATCCCTGCATCAAGAAATCACCCATTTGCGCCATAACGCGTGATGGTGATTTGATTCCAAAGAATTTCTTTACGCTATCAAGTGCGCCCGAACAAATTTCTTTCACCTTGTTCACTACGGCATCTTTTGCGTTGCCGATACCGCGAACCAATCCATCGATCAAGTTCTTGCCGGCATTTACGAAATCATTGAATTTATCTTTGATCCATTGCCAAGCTTTGTTCACGCCATCAACCACGGCATTTTTAATGCCAACAATCTTATTCCAAACGGCACTTACGGCCGCGGCGATCGGATTAATGATCGCATTCTTAATACCATTCCAAGCCCATTGCACAAAGCCCCATATTGCGTTCACAACGCCTTTGATGATGCCGAATACGGTGTTGAAGTACCACGTAACCGCGCCAAGTATCAAATCAAACACGGTTTTGATCACATTCCATATTGCGCCGAATACCGATGCGAAGAATTGGCCAACCGGCTTCAAGAAGTTGTTGTATATGAAGTTCCACGCGGCTTGCAACACAACGAAAATAATTTGTGCGATTGTCGATATTATCGTGGTAACAACCGATAAAATTCCGGTAAATATCGTCCACCAAATCGTGAATAACGATTGCAAAATGAAGATTATCGCATTAAATACCGGCGCAAGAATGGTATTCCATAGCAACATAATCGCGTTGAACACGAATGAAACCACCGCCCATATTGCGTTAAATACGAATGTGAATACTTGCCAAAGCGTTTGCACGATCCAAACGATCGCTTTGAATGCCAATACGATCGCACCAATGGCGATAATCAACGGCGCGAATACTACCTTCAAGATCGTTAATACAACTTTCTTGATCGTTTCGAAATGCTTGTTCACGAATCCAAGTACCACGGAAAGAAGTTTGATGCCGGCGATCACCGCACCAATGGCGATTGCAAGCGGCGCAAGTACGATCGCGCCAACTGCGATGCCGATCACCTTCAAAACGTTCAAGAATACCGCGCTATGCTTGGAAATGAAATCACCGATCGCACCGAACACCTTGCCAAGCGCATCAAATAACGGCTTCAAGCTGTTCGCCAATTGGCCGAATATACCTTGCAAATCTTCCCATATCTGTTTGAAGGTTGTACCCATAAAATTAATGAACCATTGCATCGGTGCGCTGTTCATAATCGAATTGAATGTGTTGGCAACCGCGTTTGCAAAATTGCCGATCGCTTGCTTCACAACTTCAACGGCCTTCGATACTAATCCGAATTTGGTTTCCAAGAATATCAAAGCACCACTAATTAACGCTACTGCGCCGGCTACAACGGCCGCAACGATGCCAACTGTACCCAAAGTCATTATCGCGCCTACAATCGCGCCTACGATGCCCAAAACGGCCACAAGCCCAAGCCCAATCGTTATAACTGCCGCGATTGCGGCCACAAGTTCTTTATTGTTCTTCACGAAATCGATGAATTTATCGATCAATGGCGCAAGCGCACCCATTATCTTTGTAAGAATCGGTTGCAACGCTTCACCAAGTGCAACATTGGCTTGTGTGATTTGCGTGTTCATACGTGCTTGCGCACCACCGAATGAATCAGATAATCGCGCCGCATCACCAAGCATCGGATTTGTTTCACGTAAGATACCGTTGAATATGGCCATACGAACGCCGGCATCTGATCCGGCCTTCATCAAATCTTGTGCGGAATATCCGGCTTCTTGCAAAATTACAGAAAGGTTTTTGGTAACACCGGCGTTATCAACCAATATACTGTTACCGTTCTTGATACCTTCGGTTGCGCCAACAATCGATTGGCCGAATTCAAGTGATCCTTGCCGGCCGAACGCTGCCGAATCTTTAAACGCGTTCATCAATTTAATGGCTTGCGGCAAATTGAAACCGGCGGCCAAAAGGTTCTTCAATGAAGCGGCGGCATCACCAAGCGGCATCAAACCATCGGCCGATAAATCGCGCGCGGCTTGCGTTGCGGCGTTCACATCTTGGCCGAATGATCGTGCGATCGATGAAAGCCCCATCAATGCATTCTGTTGCTTTACGGCGGCATCAACGGCGGTGTTCAACTTCTGTATAACGTTATTAAGCGCAAGCGTTGCCGCCGCGCCTAATGCTGCAAGTTGCATCGATCCATCCTTCAACGTCTGCGAAAATGATTTGGCCTTTCCATCGGCCGCACCCATCTTTTTATCGTACTTGGCATCGTCAAGATCAAGATCGAAATATATTGAACCTACTTTTTCCGCCATTGTTTTTTACCTTTATTTCATCTGTTTACCTAGTTGTTGGATTCCGCTGTAATCTTCATAACTTGCTAATGTTTCTAGTATATCACGCGCACCCTGTTCGTACGCCCTGCGAAGTGATGCGGCATCCTCTTTTTTCATATGCGGATATGCACTTATGCCAAGCTGCTTCAAACGTTCTTCGGAATCCAATTTGTACGCTTGATTCAATAATGCGAAAAACCAAATGGCCGGCTCTTTCAAAAGCCGGCGCAACGTGTACCCTTGATAAAACGAAAGGAAAAACGCTATTTGTTTGATAAGTCGGAAAGAATTTTTTTTTGATCCGCATCAAGCTTGATACCGCGCTTTTCAAGTTCGGTAACATCTGATGGCATCGCCAAGCTAACCACTAGATCAAGAAGTGCCAAAAGCTGTTCAACGTTCAGTGATTTGCCCTTCAATTCCGGCACAAGTTCGGCGAATGCATCGCGCAAGCTGTTGATTGCTTCAACGGCTTCTTCTTCACTCATTTTATCGCCGGTTTGGCGTTTCTGAATTGCGCCACCAAGTTTGGAAAGCTTTAACAGTTCTTCAAGTGCCGGCGGTTTAATTTCAATGATTTCGCCGCCGAATCGAATCTTCTTCGATGGTTTTACAAGCGTATCAAGATCAAGATCATACGCGCTTGTTTCGTTTGGTGTGTTATCTGTTGGCATATCGTCATATCCCTTTCTTTATGATATTGGTTGATTCAAATTAAGTATAAACGTTATTGATAATTTCCACAACTTTGCTTGCTGCGCATCGCGATCCATATCTTCAATTTGGCCAAGTACGTGCGAAAAATGAACGTAATAATGGTTCGTGGTGTAGTGATGCCGGCGATCGAAGAATCGGTATATTTCACCAAGCTTCTTGATTCCGGTTGAATCATTTTTGTACCGCGCCCAAAACGAAATATCTTGATAGATGATTCCGGTTTCTTTGTCCGGTTCAGGCGATGGATCGGCGATCATATACACGCCATCGGTATCGCGTGGTATTTCGCCAACGAACAGATCAACGGCCTTCGTGAAAGCGGTATAATCCGCCAAGAAGTGTTGAATATCCTGTATTACTGAAACATCATCATCGATCATTATGCTTTTACCCTCGCGAATGCTTGTTTTGCGTATTGCGTTGATTTACTTATAACATTATTGGCCGCATTCTTCAAAAAGTCCTTGCCTGTGCCGGCCGTGGTATATCGTTTCACTTTGTGCGATCCATCTTTGCGGCTTCCGCGCTCTTGATACGGTGCATACGGATCACGTAACGATTCACCATACGAAACGCGGTGATGCAATGCTTTCACCTTCTCTTGCTTGCCGGATGCGCTCAAATCGCCTTCTTTCACCGGTACTTTGGCTTTTGATAGCACAAACGCATCGTTGCGCATCTTTGCCAACATCAAATCGGCCGCTTGTTTCGTGTTCATACGAAATTGCGGTATCTTGCTATCAACGCGAACGCCACCGGCCGCCATTATGATATTCCAATCGTGGTTACGTTTACTTCACACTTCACGAATTGCACGGTTGTTTCGCCAAGCCGGCGCGCCTTCGTGCATTTATCAACTTGGTAATATTGGCCTTCATAAAATAGGATCGTGCCTTTGGTAACTTTGGCTTGATCGGCCGCCGCAAAATGAACCAATGATTGTGCATCGTTTGTATCCATATTCGCACCGCGGCGCACTTCGGTAATATCGCGCCAACGGCAATTAAGCGTTTCAGTAACGCCGGTAATCTGTTGGCCAAAATCATCACGCGTAACGTTTACAAGTTGGCACGAATCAACAAGATACCCATCAAGCATTATATTAATACCTCATCCGTGTACTTTTCCAAGATACTTGAAACAACGGAATCGGCATTAAAGCTTGATTTGTTATCCGCGAACGTACGTGAATAACCTTCGATCGATTCCGATTTCAATGAAAGCGAATTGGTTGCGCCAATCGAATTTGCGGCCAAATATGATGCCAAATACTGAATATCGGCCGGTACAGTGCCACCGAAGCCGAAATAACCGGTAACGGCTATGTTTGCAACCGCTGTGCTGCATTTTGAAGCCCATTTCAGGCCGTTCCGCAATTGGATGTACGTTTTAACGTTTTCATTGCGTGGCCGCGCTTCATAATTGCTTGCATCGATCGTTGATACCACATTTTCATCGGCATCAACCAAAGCAACCACCAAACCGTGCGTATCATCCACGAATACCGGATCAATATCGATAATGCTGCTTTGGCGTTCCGGATCGTAATAACGCGTTGCCGGATCATCCGGTAAATCGCCATAACTGCCGCCGATCTGATCATTGATCCATTCATCGATTGCATTCAATAAAAGCGGCAATGCCGCGATTTCCGCCGCTGTTAAAGGCCGGCCAAGTACACCTTCGATGCTACTTTGATTTGCGTAATTTGCCATCTTGTTTCTTTTCCTTTCGCCGTGCTTGATCTTTTGCTTTCAAATCATCTTGAATTTTCTTTACATCAGGCGAAACGATCATACGGTGCGTGATCTGTTCTTCGGTAATTGCACCGGTGCGCCCTCTATGATTTCGATCGTTGGCTTGTTCAATCATATTCCTATTGTACCACTAACCATAAACGAAAAAGAGGGCATTTTGTTGCCCTCTTGATCGGATTGTGATACTTCGGTTATGAAATATCTTGTGCGCCAATGCGGCCAAGCCGTTGCCCATCGGTTTTGGATTCATCCACAAGTGCGCGGAAAGTAGTTTCAACCACTCTTTGTTCATCAATCTTGAACGCCATTTCAACGTTTTCAACTGATACCGCAAGCCAAATGTAAATATCTTCGCTGTAATCCGTGGCGGCTTTATTGCGCGGATGTAATCGAAGTTCTTTCGCATCCTGCCGCAACAGATAACCGGAATCCGTACCCAAACCAAGCTTATCATCGCTTGATCCAAGTTCGTATTTACCTTCCGGAATCGCAACATTCAACACATCATTGGTGATTTCTGCCAAGAATGCTTTGATCAAAAGGTTGTTACCTGTTAAAGCCATATCAACCGGCATATTGCCGTACTTATCAACGGTTAAATCTTCAAATTCACGTTCGAAGGTGAATTCAACGCCACCTTTGGTGTGGCCAAGATGCACGCCGTTAAAGAATACATCACAATCGCCGATTCGTAAGTTTTGTACGTTCGCCATTTTCTTGCCTTTTCCCTTCTGCTGATGGCTTGCGGTTTTTCAGGCCGCAAGCCGTTTCAACTTATCGTTTGATATTAAGATACTGATCCAGTACCGATTACACAAAACGCTTCTGGGAATTTGACAAGCGCGACCATTCGCGTAACTGCACGCAAAGCTGTCATATCCTGTTCGGCAAGGTTTACTTCGTTTTCATCGGCATCCTTAACGGTTGCTTCTTTCAACTGAGTAAGTACCAAACCACGCTTCACGTAAAGTTTTACACGCTTTAGATCACCGAACACGGTGTATGGATTGTTCGATCCACCTTCAACCGTACTTGGCAACACATCAACGGTAACAACCGGTGTACCCCACGGCGTTTGATAGCCGGCGTTAAGAGGTAACAGATATGCGCCCGTTCCGCTATCTTTGGTTTGGCGAACGCTGTTCCAAACAGTGCGGTGCATATAGTGCTTGCCGTTCTTCTGTGCGCGTGATGGTACTTTTGCTTCCGCATCCATCAGATCATCCCAAGAAATACCGGTGATGCTTGATCCAACTGAAAGCGTGTGAACGCCGGCGGTTTCAAAGATACCCTTGCCAACACCTGTTTGGTTGTACAGTGAACCACCATCATCGGTGAAAACAAGTTCATCGGCGATGCGTGCGCGTTCCTCTGCGAAACCTTGTGTTACTTCGTTCCAAAAGTCGATTGCGGCATCATCTTCAAGTTCATCGGTTGCGATTGCAATTGCTGCGAACTTGCGAAGCTCAACAAGGATTTGATCGATTGTAAGCTTCGTGCCTTTTTTCTTCGCGCCCTGTCCGGTTTCGTACATTGTAACGTTCGAACCGCGCTTGTTTGTTTTAACGCTGTTGCGGCTGATTGGCCGAACATCTGCATCCGTGAATGCAACACCGTATTCCGGTGCAAGCTTTTCGATTTCTGCTTCGAATTCAGGATCGGCAACGATGTAACCACCATCGGCATTTACATCGGTATTCGCATAGCCGGCTTTGGTGCGCTGATCCATTGCGTACTGGTTATACTTGCGAAGTTCGCTTTTATCGCCACGAACCAACGCCATTGCGGCACGAACAAGCCGTTGTTCTTTGGTTGCTTTTGCGGCTTCATCTTCCGGTGTATCATCACCTTCATCATCCACATCGGCATCCGGATCATCGGCTGTGCCACTCTTGGTTTTACCGCTAACGTTCTTTTTAACAGTTTTTTCAGATGCGGTAAGCTTCTTTTCAACTGCTGCATCAACTGCTGATGCGATTGTGCCGGCCATTCCGGCGGCTACTTGATCGGCAATCGCTTTAACGGCTGCTTCGTCAAGCACGGTTTCTTCAACCTGTGTATCTGGTTTTGGCATAGTAATATTTCCTTTCTATGCTTTCAATTTGTTATTGATTGCGGCAATTAAGAGTTCCGCACCCTTATCAACGTTTTTGGCCGTTGATCGAACCGTTATAAGACGGCGTACACGCTTTGTTGCTTGTTCGCTTTCATCTTCTTCGGTTTCCGCGGTACTTTGCGCGTACGCAAGTTCCAGTGCCGAAGTAAGTGCTTTTAGCGAATCAATGTACGATTTGATTTCATCATTAGGCATAAGCTTGATTTTGTCAAGTGCTGCTTGCTTTTCGAAATCTGCAAATGATTTGCGCAACGATGCGGCTTTCTCTTTGCCAACAGATTTGGCGGTGATCAATGCATCGCGGTGTGCGCCAACCGGCACAACTGAAATTTCGTAAAGTTCAAGCTGTTCGATTACGGAATAATCATCATTCCATTTCTTCACTTGGCCGCCCAATGAAACGGCGTTGATCGCACCATCAAGAATCAGATCGTAAACTTGCTTTGCGAATTCGTACTTTTCAACGGAAAGTTTGATGCGCGCCATCAAGTTATTGCCTTCGATCCAAATCTTCGTAATCTTTCCGATCGGCAAGCCGCGGTAATCGTGCCCCCAAAGCACCGTTGGATTCCGCTTGATCTGCTTCAAATCGATACCTTCAAGCAAAATCTTTTCGTAATAACGATCTTCATTGCTGTTTGATACTACGGTTTCGAATTCACCGTATGCAAGTTGTTTGCCGGTTGCACGTTCAACGGCCACTTTTTCGGTGTGGCCATCTTTTTCAATTTCTTTTACGGCTGTTTCGATATGCGCACCGCAACGGATTTTTTCATCCGCCGTTTTTTCGATACCCCATCCATCAAATATTGCTGCTATTGCCGGTTGCATAATTTTTGTCCTTTTACCCTTTCTTATCAAAAATACCCCGATCACGAAGCCGGCCGTATGGCCTTGTGCTTCGCAATCAGGGTTCAATTACCTCTGATGATTGCTTATACGATTCAATCATATTCGATTCTTCATCCGCCGTCAATAGTAAAGCACTTGCGGTATAAATTCGAACCACGTTGATCGCGCCGCATTTACACTTGATTTCAAGATCACAAAACGCCACCTTGAAAAGCTTTTTGCCGCAATCCTTGCAATGTACCCAATGTTCGGCGGCCATTCGTTAATCCCTCACCGGAAACAACCAACAATGGCAATTTGGATGCGCGTTGGCGTTTTCAATATCTTCGTAATCTGATACGTATTCTTCACCATCTTCGGCAACAATCGATCCGCCCTTTGGTACGTAACTTGAATCCATTTCGATTATTTCGCCGTTCATCGATAAGCAAAACTTGCAAGGATTCGCGCCAAGTGCGCGCCATTGCTTCTTCGTAACGCCGGCCAATCGGTATGCTTCTTGCAATCCCTTGTTTACGGCCTTGTGTGATTGATCATCGGCCAATGTATCGGATCGATACCCCATTGCCTTTTTGTAAATCGCATTCACGCGTGCGGTTAATTGTTCGATGGTTTCATTCGCTGCGATGCCTTCGGAAATCGATTTTTGAAGTTTGGCGATCGTTGCGTTGGTATTATCACGCAATGCGCGGCGTAAACGATCTTCAAGCAATCGTTGTGTGGCCGGCGAAATCTGCATTTCTGCATCACTACCCAAGAATGCCAATGCCGCTTCACCGCCTTGCCCAAGTGCCAAAAGAAGGATCGGCAATAATAGTTCGGCCGATTTGTTTGTTTCTTCGCTTTCAACCGGCATTAATTCTTCGTATGCGCGCTTTACGCCTTTATCCGCGTATGCACTCAACTTTTCGATTACTGCATCCCTCTGCGCTTCTAAAACGCCGTTGTATGCCTTTTTTGATGAACGGAAAGCACGCCCATCGATTTTATTCAGTTGGCGAAAAAAAGTTTCTTCGGCGGCATCCTTTTTTGCCGCCAAACGAATCACGCGCTTTTTGGCAACGCTTTTCGAACCGTTATCAGTTCCGGTATTAAGTTCTTCATCAATCGGCACTTGGTTGAATGAAACGTACAATTTATCGCCACCATCAACCTTCGGCAATCCCTTGCGTTCGCGCACTTCGTTGATCGTGTACACGCGGCCGGTTAATTTATCATCTTCATTCAATTGCGCGGCTTTATCTTCCGGTATCTGTGAAACGTGGCCAACAATGGTGTTTCCATCGTTGTATGATCGCTTCAACGTCTTTTGGATAGCATCATCAAGCCGTGTTTGCTTTGGATCGATTGTACGCTTTGCAAATATGTAATCGGCCACTTCGGCATTTGCGCGGCCAAGTCCGTTTTGATCGGTATCGCCAAGAATGATCTTTGGCACTCTGAACATCTTGAACAACTTGCCTTCGGAAAGTTCTTTCAATGCCTTCAAATCAAGTTCATCAAGCCCCAATCCAACTTTGGTGAATTTGGCATCGGCTTCGCGGATGAATAGCGTTTTACCAACGTTTGCAAGGCCGGCTTGTTTCTCTTTCCATTGCGTTTTCAACTTGTTAAACGCTTCTTTTTCGATCTTGCCGGAAATGGTTAAAACGCCGGATGGCGTTGCTTGATTCTTCATAAAGTTGCGTTGGAATTCGCTTGTATCGTTTTCGATTTCCACGTATAGGATCGCCGCTTCAACCGTACCCAATCCGCGATACTGATTTAACGGATTGAATGTTTTGATGTGTTCCACTTCATCGACTTCAAGCGGCACTTTCGTACCATCATCGTTGCGGAATTTGTACCCCATCACTTCACCGGTATCGCCATCAACAACCACTTCAACGCGATCCGGCCGCATCAAATAGATTTCTTTTGGTTGCCGGCTACGTTCGCCAACGGCGTAATACCAAAAAGCATCACCGGTTAATTCCAAGAATGATGCCGTGGCCACCAATAGATCGAACTTTGAAAGCGATGGATTTGGATTTTCAAGTACCTTTGCGAATGGATGAACGTATTGCGTTTTCTTGCCGCTGCGATTATCTTGTTTCCAAAATATCGGTTCGTACTTGGCAAAATCTTCGGCGATGGCATTTACAAGCGTGTAAACCAACCCTTTGTACTGATTCATTAATCTCTTGCGATTCCACTTGCCGAACGTATTGGCCGCCCAAGAGGTGAATGAATCGCCGGCATTACCGAAAAATCTTGTTATTCCTTGTGTGATCGCCGTTCGTATTTTGCCCATATGTTTTACGCTTATCCTTTGTTTTTAATTGTACTACAAAAATTCGAAATCATCTTCACTGATTAATTCGCTGTTATCTGCAAATGTTAAAGCGGCGGCATCCGCGGCATCCGGCGATGTAACCGTTAATCCAAGTTCTTTCAAACGCTTCTTCAAATCCTCTTTTGGTTCGATTTGGAAACGATCGCTTGAATCCGATTTGTAGTAAATGGCCGGCAATTGCGCAAGTATCGCACTATCCACTATTTTACCACCGTTCTTCACCCATTTATGGAATTGGAAATACATATACGCCCTTTGGTTCTTGTACTTCTTCGGTTCGGATGATCCGCCGCCAAACATAACCTTATTCACGAATACATCCATTTCGTGCAATCGATCGCCAACACCTTGCCCCAATCCGCCGTAATCCACCGCCGCATTGGCCGCGTGCATATTGTACTTTCCGATCAAACGGCGGAATACCGGTACTTGCTGCATCGTATCTTCGGATTTGTTGCCTTCTTCGTGGCGCATAACTGATGGCCAACGCATAACGTATTCGCTACCATCTGAACCGCCACCGGCCATATCGCCGCCCAATCGTGCTTCACCTTCCGGCACATTGATCTTGCCTTCTTTGCCTTCGATCTCTTTGGTACACATCTTGCGGAATTCGGCTTCGGTAATCTGCGCCTGTTCGATTAATTCATCACTGAACAATCGGCGATAACCACCGGTAACGATTTGATCATCGGCCGGAAACTTGCATTCGTAAAGAATATCGAAAAACGGTTCATCGCGCATTTCTTCGATAAATGATTCATCGTACCGGCCTTCTTTCAATGCTTGAATGTAATCGATGAATATGCGGAAATACTTTGGTGATTTCCACGTACGGTAAAAATGGTTTCGGTAAAATGGATTGCCGATTTTCAACAACCACGAATCTTTGAAACCACCAAGCATACGCATTGCCATTGCCTGTAAATCATCCGGAATCAACGGTGCTTCATCTTCAATGATGTTTCGTGCGCCTTGCCCTGTTAAAACCTCTTTCACGCGCTTTCGGTTGCGCGCATCGGCCGTTAAAGTGCGAATTGAACCGCCATCGCGAAACGTGATGCGTTCGCGGCTTTTTTCGTGCTTCAACCTTTCAAGCTTCGGTACACCAAGCGGATCGATCTGTGATTCAAGTGCCGGATGATCGAACAGATGGTTGATTGCCTTGCCCATAATAATATCGGTTTTGTTTTGATCGCCGGCCAAAATCGTATAATCTTCGCCGAAAACAATGGCGCGCAAATCGGTTGCCATTGCGATCGTTTCGGATTTACCGTATTGCGTTGATGCGATCACTTGGTTTCGCCTGTGCCGCTTGAATACAATGATGCCGAATATATCGGCTTGCCCATCTGTTAATTCAAATGGATTGCCATCATCATCTTTGAAAAACAGGCGGCAAAGCTTTTTCGCCACCTCGCGTTCACCATCATCGAATCCTTGCCGCAATACGCCGGCAACCAATTCACCGGCTTCATTCATCCTTCTTTTCTGCTTTCTTGTTCAATCCAACGATCAATTCACGAACGCCAACCAATGTGGCGTGCGAAATATCGTGGTTTACGTTTTGTTCTTCAACATAGCCATCAACGGCTTGCAACCAAAGTTTGATACGTGCGGCATCGCCATCACCTTTTTCATTACCGGTGATTCGATCGTACAGTGTGGCCACAACGTTTTTCGTTAATGGCATTGCCCATCTGCGCCAATCAATATCTTGGAATTCAACCGGCGGTTTGCTGTTGTTCCACTTTACAAGCGTTGTTTCATTCAAATCAAATTTATCGGCAAAATCTTTTTGCGTTTGGATGCCGGCAAGCATCAAAACATCTTCATCACGAATTCCCAAGTTTTCAAGATACTCGCGCCCCATTCCAAGCCACTTCAACGGCATATTTTTCCATATCAAATATGCGCGGTATTCCGCTTCCTTTCTTGGCTTATAATTTGATTGAATTTGATTACTCATATGCTTATTGTATAACTTTTACACTGTTTCCACACGTTTATCCACGGTTTCGGCCGAAGATGGCCTTGCGCTTGCGCCGTGATAATGCTACTTGGCCAAGTGCCACGGCCGTTTCAATTGCTTCGATCATTACTTCACGTTCCGGCAATGGTTCATCGCCATTACGTGTTTTCTGATCGTGTTCCCATCGGCAAAGCTGTTGTTTGTTGGCCGGTAAATCGATGTACACGGCCGCCAATGTGGTTTGTGCCAATCTTCTTGGTACTATGTGATCCGTATCGCTGAAACACCCTTCACGCGCCGCATACGGACATTCGGCACGCGGATTCGGACATTCCCCAATCATCCGATAATGAAATCACCTTTTAATACACCAAGCTTTTCGGCCGCTTCGAATAGATCAACAACGGCATCGGCAAAGTTAAATGATTCCGCACTTACCTTTTGGCCATTGTAATCAAACGAAAGAATCCAATAATATGCTTCCGTGCCATATTCTGAATCTTCGCGTTCAACATCAACGTGAATCGCTTTTTCTTCGGCGTTCAATACGCTTGTTAAAATGTAATATTTTTCCGCTGTTCGATCATTCATACCCTTTACCCCTTTGAATTTATTTTTTACAAACTACGCAATGGCCGTTGATGATGCAATGCTTGCCGTTGTTTACGGCTGCAAATCCGCATTCAACCTTCATAGCCATCTTCTTTGCGAAATGC